TCTACAACGATGGTGCTTTGAGTAATCGTAACAAGGTCATCAATGGTGACATGGGCATTGACCAACGCAATTCTGGTGGGTCTGTGACAGTGAACACGAACGGTGCTTTTTGGGTTGTGGATCGTTTCCGTCTAAGCGGAATGCCTGCATCTGGCGTTTTCACAGGCATACAGTCTACTGATGCACCAGCTGGATTTAGTACGTCATTAAAGTTGACAGTTACAACGGCTGATGCGTCGGTAACAGCGGATGACATTTACTACGTACTACATCATATCGAGGGCTATAACACCAGAAGCCTTAACCTTGGAACAGCAAACGCCAAGACAATCACTTTGTCTTTTTGGGCTAAGTCAAGTGTGACTGGATCATTCGGTGGTTCACTTTCAAACGCTGATGTTACTAGGTCTTACCCTTTCAATTACACAATCTCCGTTGCTGATACTTGGGAGTACAAGACCGTTACTATTGCGGGTGATACCGCAGGGACGTGGTTAATCACTAATGGCGGCGGACTTCGTATTTACTGGGGTTTTGGTGTAGGTACTAACTTTTCTGGGCCAGCAGACCAGTGGAATAGTGGTTTTGATATGGCCCCTACAGGTTCCGTCAATTGGATATCCACAGCAGCAGCAACCTTCTACATCACAGGCGTCCAACTCGAAGTAGGCGACACAGCTACCCCGTTCGAGCATCGCAGCTTTGGGCAGGAATTGGCTTTGTGTCAGCGGTATTATGAGCTTCTTGGGAGAATGAATTGCGGGTCGGCTGTTCGTGCGTCAAGCACAACTAGTGATATGCGAGGTTCCATGTTCATTCACCCAAAACGTGTAGCCCCAACAATCACAGTCGGAACTGGAAGCCCTGGTTTTGTAATAACTACAAACACGGTACTAGGCGCTGGTGGTAATTACAACGTTTGGGAAATAATTGGCTATACAACAACAGCTGCAGCGCTTGCTAGGGTAACAAACGTCACTTTTGATGCGGAGTTATAATCATGGATAATATGAACATCGTAGCAGCGCAGTACGTCATAGACGAAGACGCTAATGTGTCTGTCAGGGCCAACATCGACGGCCAAGAAATGTGGGTTCCTGCTGACCCATCTAACCGTCACTACGCAGAGATATTGCGGCAGGTAGCCAATGGAACATTGGTAGTAGCTGAGGCTGAGTAAACTATAAATAAATTGCTCTAAGTAAGAAGGCAAAGAAACACAATGTCTGACGAACAACGTTTAGAAAGAATTGAAACTAAACTTGACCAAATGTCTGAGGCCATTGTGTCTCTTGCCCGTATGGAAGAAAGGATGATTACTTTGTTTAATCGAATGGATGCCTACGATAAAAGACAGAATAATATGGAAGAACGAGTAAGTATTGTTGAGAGTAATTCAGGAACTAANGGCCAGATGCTCAGGTTTGCTGAGAGGCTCTTCTGGATTGTAGCAGCTGGTGTTGCAGCTATGTACTTTAAAGGATAACTTATAACAATGCGTACAATCACAGAGATTTTTGTTCACTGTTCAGCTACAAAGCCTAACTGGATGGCAGCTAATAGCTGTCAACAGAAGGTGGAGGAGATCGACAGATGGCACAAGGGTAACGGTTGGTCAGGTATCGGCTATCACTTTGTAGTTGATCGCCAGGGTGACGTATGTGTAGGCAGACCAGTTGAGAAGGTTGGTGCTCACGTCAAGGGGCACAACTCTAACAGCATTGGTATTTGTCTTGTAGGCGGTCACGGTGGTGCAGCTACAGATAAGTTCGAAGATCATTTTACTGATATGCAAAGAAAAGCATTAAATAAACTTCTTGATGACTTGACCACTAAACACAAAGATGCTAAAATACGTGGACACAATGAAGTAGCAGCTAAGGCTTGTCCATCGTTTACCGTAAAGGAATACTTAGATGGACGTGAAACCAAAGACGTACAAGAGGGAAGTAGCCTCTCTACTGCTAGTAGTTCTACTATCGTTGATCTGCTTGTGGGTGTTCTTCGGAAACTCCTTAGCAGGTGAAGCTGTAAAGGTTCTTAACCTGCCTATCTTTACATTTGCTGGTGCTGCCTTTGGCATGGACTCAGTAGTTAAACAATGGAATATCAGTAATAAATGAATGTTACCTTAGATCAGATTAGGCTTGCAGCTGAGGGTGATCTAGCCACATTCATTAAGCTGATAGCTCCTGAGCAGATACTAGGTCAAGCCCATGAGGACGTATGCTCTTGGTGGACTAGACCTAACTCTAAGACACACCAGCTTCTGCTGTTCCCTCGTGACCACGGTAAGTCTAGACTTGTAGCTTATCGTGCAGCATGGGAGCTAACTAAAGATCCTACACTGCGTATCCTCTACATCTCAGCTACAGCTAACCTTGCTGAGAAACAACTAGGTTTCATTAAGTCTATCCTTACCTCTGAGACATACCGCCGTTACTGGCCTGAGCATGTCAACAAAGAAGAAGGAAAGAGAACTAAGTGGACTAACTCAGAGATTATGTTAGACCACCCAGCCCGTAAGAAGGAGAACGTCCGTGACCCATCCGTCTTTACTGGTGGCCTTACTACCTCCCTTACTGGTATGCACTGCGACATTGCTGTGCTTGATGACGTTGTTGTTTATGAGAATGCTTACACAAATGAGGGACGTGAGAAGGTTAAGAGCCAGTACTCACTCCTCTCCTCCATCGAAGGTGCCAACGCCAAGGAATGGATTGTAGGCACTCGTTACCATCCTTCTGACCTGTACAACGATCTGATGCAGATGACAGAGGATCAGTACGACAACGAAGGTAACAAGGTCTCAGAAGAACAGATCTACGAAGTGTTCGAGAGAGCTGTAGAGGATCGGGGTGATGGAACTGGTGAGTTCCTGTGGCCTCAGCAGCAACGTAAGGACGGTAAGTTCTTCGGCTTTACAATGCAGATCCTAGCTAAGAAACGTGGACAGTACTTAGACAAGTCTCAGTTTAGAGCACAGTACTACAACGATCCTAGTGACCCTGACAACGTACCAGTTGATCGTACTAAGTTCCAGTACTACGAACGTAAGCATCTCACACAAGAGAATGGCTTCTGGTTCTACAAAGATCGTAAGCTTAATGTTGTAGCATCTATTGACTTTGCATTTAGTTTATCTAAGAAGGCCGACTACACAGCTATTGTTGTAGTAGGTGTAGACCACATGAATAACATCTACGTACTCGACATTGATCGTTTCCGTACTGACCGTATCTCAGAATACTTCGACCACATCTTTCAGCTGTCAGCTAAGTGGTCCTTCCGTAAGATGAGAGCAGAAGTTACAGTAGCTCAACAGGCTATCGTTAAGCAACTCAAAGAACTAATCAAGCAGCATGGCCTAGCTATCAGCATTGATGAGTACAGACCTAACAAACACCAAGGTAACAAAGAGGAACGTATAGCCTCTACCCTTGAGCCACGTTATGATAACCTTCAAATCTGGCACTATAGAGGTGGTAACATTCAGACTCTTGAAGAAGAGTTGTCAATGAGACACCCACCCCATGACGATATTAAAGATGCTCTTGCTTCAGCTATCGACATTGCAGTCAAACCTTCACAGCATGTCAGACGAACCAACAACACTAATATCGTATGGGCTAACAGTAGATTCCGAGGAGCAAGCTAAATGGCTGGCACAACTATCGAACTAAAATCTTTGCTTGGTCCTGACCAGATGGCTGTGGAGATTGCTACTCGTTGGCAGGATTGGTCTAACCTTCGCCAGAAGAAGGTAGACGAGTGGAAAGAACTCCGTAACTATCTGTACGCCACTGACACACGGACAACAAAGAATGCTATGTTGCCTTGGTCTAACAGCACTACTACACCTAAGCTGACACAGATCATGGACAACCTTCATGCTAACTACTTTGCTACGTTGTTCCCACAACAGAAGTGGATGCGGTTTGAGGCTGACACAAAAGATAGTAACGTCAAAGCTAAACGTGATGTGATCCAAGCCTACATGAACAACAAGGTTCGTCAGTCTGACTTCACTAACATTGCTTCTGATCTGTTGTATGATTACATCCAGTACGGTAACTGCTTTGCTACTGTGACTTGGGAAGACTCCTATCAGGTTAAAGAAGCTGGTGATCTAGTTGTAAACTACGTTGGACCTAAGGTTGTACGTATCTCTCCATTCGATCTAGCCTTCAATCCTACAGCATCTAGCTTTGCTAAGTCCCCTAAGATCATCAAGTCTATCAAGACACTTGGTGAGATTCGTCGTATGATTGATGAAGATCCATCTAACTCCCACTTGGAAGCTATCTTCAACAAGATGGTTGGTGCTCGTGCATCCATCCGTGGTTCTGATGATAACTACAAGGCTGATGGTTTTATTGCTGATGGCTTCTCGTCCATTCAACAGTACTACGAGTCTGACTATGTAGAGATCCTCACCTTCTACGGTGACTTCTATGATGCGTCTACAGGTAAGCTGCACAGTGATCGTGTCATTACAGTTGTTGACCGTGCCTACGTACTGGCTAACGAAGAGAACCCTAGCTGGTTGGGTAGTGCTCCTATCTTCCATGCTGGCTGGCGTCCACGTCCTGACAACCTCTATGCGATGGGTCCACTGGATAACCTCGTAGGTATGCAGTACCGTATCGACCACCTTGAGAACCTTAAGGCTGATGTGTTCGACCAGATCGCATACCCTATGCTCAAGATCCGTGGTGATGTAGAAGACTTTGACTTCCAGCCTGGTGGCCGTATCTACTTGGTGAAGAGGGTGACGTAGGCTACATGGCACCTGATGCCACAGCCTTGCAAGCAGACCTGCAAATTAGGCTGCTGGAAGACAAGATGGAAGAGATGGCTGGTGCACCTAAGCAAGCTATGGGTATCCGTACTGCTGGCGAGAAGACAGCCTTTGAGGTACAGTCCCTACAGAATGCTGCCTCACGTATCTTCGAACACAAGACTGCCCACTTCGAGAGAGTATTCCTTGAGCCTATCTTGAATGCAATGCTTGAAGTTAGCCGTCGTAACATGAACATGTCTGACACCATCCGAGTTATGGATGATGCTACAGGTGCTGTGTTGTTCCGTACAATCACCAAGGATGACATCACAGCCAAAGGTAAGATCGTCCCTGTAGGTGCTCGTCACTTTGCTGAACGTGCTCGTCGTGTACAGAACCTTACTCAGTTGTATCAGATCAAACTTGCTGATCCTTCTGTAGCAGCTCACATGTCAGGTAAAGAGTTTGCTCGTATCCTAGCTGATGAGCTTGGTGAGCCAACATTGTTCAGTGAGAACATCGCCGTTAGTGAACAACTAGAAACACAACAGCAGATGCAAGAAGCAGAAGCAGTTAACCAAGACCAGCTAATGGCTGCTCAACAGATGGGAATTTAATTATGAAGAAACCTATGCGTCCTAAGGCTCGTCCTACAGCCCCTAAGACCTCACCTCGTCCTCAGGCCCGTCCGTACACAGATGTGAGTCCTCGTGCTGAGATGCGTACCGCAGGGCCTCTGCCACTGGGTAGAAACCGTATCGTAGACGTAAGCCCAAGTGCTGAGATGAGAACACCAGAACCCCGTCCACTCCCTAAGAAGAAACGGTAGTAATGCAGACAGCATGGCTTAAGGGTCTCAAGGGACAAGACAAAGAGAAACGTAAGGCTGAGGTACTTGGTTATCGGAATGCCTTCGACTCTCTCAAAGAAATTCTCGAACGTGATTTCAAGAAGAAACAATCCGTTCGTGATTATGAAGCCCCAAACTGGGAGCTTCGCCAGATCGCAGTCAATGAGTATAACCAGTCTCTAGACGATCTGATTAAATTAATCACACTGGAACACAAGGAATAAATATGAGTGTATTTACTGAGGGTAATGTAACCACACAAGCTACTCAGACAGAGCCACAAACTACAGAGACAGCCCCACCACAGGATTCTTTTGTAGCTAAGCTCGTAGAGGCAAAGGGAGAGAACTGGGGCAACCCTGAAGTTTTAGCTAAAGGGAAACTCGAAGCTGATAACTACATCCAACAACTAGAAACTCAACTCACTCAGATGAGAGAAGATCTAGGGAAACAGGATTATGCCGCAAAGCTTCTCGACCAATTACAGAATAAGGCCGCAGAACCCACCACTGCGAATACTGTAATGCCCAATAACAACAACAATATTGGTGGCACGTCAGAAGGGAACACCAACCCTAACCTGAGTGAGGAAGACCTGAAGAGCCTTGTCGAACAGACACTAACTGCACGAGAGAAAGATGGACTGGTAAAGCAGAATCTAGCTATCGTGGATCAGGAGTTGGAAAAGAGCTACGGCACAGAAGCCAAAGCTAAAGTCCAATCTAAAGCACAAGAACTTGGAATTAGTCTTGAACGTATGCAAGAGATTGCAGCTGAGAGTCCCAATGCTTTCTTTAGCCTGATCGGAGAACCGAAGAAATCCTTTAACCCTATGGTACAAGGCTCGGTCAGAACAGAAGGTGTCAACATGCAAACTTCGGCTGAACGGAACTGGTCCTATTACCAGAACCTCCGTAAGTCGGATCGTCACACATACTATTCACCCAAGATCCAACAACAACTTATGGAAGATAAGATGCGGATGGGTGATAAGTTTGGCAATTAACTCAACGAAGGTACAACCTTCACTTTATAAAGGACTAGCACAATGGCTGGTA